CTGTTTCATCAAATTGTAATTGATTCAATTCACAATATTTTTTTAATACTTCTTTATCAAAAAGGTAATTTTCTATTTCCCACCTTTCAAGCAATCTATGATTAGGCGGATTGTTCGCAAGGTAAATTCGACGATCGGTATTGGATGCTATTTTCCCAGAGGCCATATCTCTATCTTTAAGTACCAATATCTGTAATCCATCAAATACTTTAGAGAGAATTGAGATTGCAATATCACTTCGTTGATCTAGTTCAGTATTTCCTCCACTTGAAATAAATAATGTTTCTGGATGATTTTCTGAAAATATTGTATTATAAATTTTTGCATCAAAGCCTCGTTCGGTTCCATGTACTCCAGGGCGATCTTTCCCTTCACAATAAACAATTACCTCTGGACTTAATAAATCCGTCAGATCTTCTAATGCAGTTTTAAATATTCTTTTCCAATTATTTCTACTTGTTTTCATTGGATATATGATATGTGGTCCTGAAAAATAATCCTTCTCAGTAAAGTCAATAATTTGTGTATTTTCTTTTAACTCTTCTTGGGCAGCACGTAAAAACCCAATACTATGTGTTGCTATCCACAATTGACATGTACTTGGAATCAATTTTTCAATCTCTATTAGCAACTTTCTTTGTATAGCAGTATTTATATGTAATTCAGGTTCATCAATACA